GTCTGGCTAACCTAGCCAGACCCAGGACCACTTCGCATGGGCCGAATGGTCGACGGCGTAGCAACCTGCATCCAAACGAGCATTCACTATTGCTAGTTTATTCTCGTAAAGATGTTTGGCCTCAGCCTTTTCTCGGCTAAGCTCCTTCCTAAGGAGCTCGAACCAGTTTGGTTCGCGCTTTCGTAATACGTTATAGCGAAGCACGAGAACACGATGTTCGAAGCGTTGGAATTTTTCGGACCAACGCCTCTTAAACATAACATCGTTACTAGCGCTAGGAGAAACCCGAATAGACATGGGTATGTCTAACTCGGTCCTAGGGAACGAATATCCCACCAGATCCTCGATTAGTCTAATAATCGGGTGAGAATCTTCATAGCCGAACTTGTCAATAAATTCGTTGATCAAGTCCGCGCTAGCGTTTAGGTCACTACTGAATGAACTGGGCAAGTCCCTGACCCTTACTGGCGTGACATCACAACCATTGTGATAATCTCCACCACAGGATTCTCGGAACGGTCCAGCGACATAAGACTTCGAGCGATTGACAATAAGTCCAACCGCTTCCAGCCCTTCTATAACCAGTGCCGCATGGCCTGTGTTACAGATGATGTCATCACCATACACGTACACGTTCGGAAGGTACTTTCCCTCCATACTTTCGTTGCGATTTAAGCGACGAAGGGCTCCTGGAGTAAGGGTTATGAAACCCTCACCATCCTCGAGCTGTTTGAGGTACTTGATTCTCCGAACAATACGTAATGTAGCCACCGCGCATGCCCAAAAGACAAGCGCTTCGACGGGAAAGCAACAAGAACTACCCATAGGGGCAAACTTGTTTAGCTCAACCACTCTATCATCAGGCAAAATCGTATTCTCGCTGCGACACGCATCGAGACACGTGAACCAGTCTTCGGGGAAAACCCGCTTGACTAATTCACGCGAGACTCTGTCTGAGGCATCTTTTAGGTCTAACGTAGCCTGTCGCCCGGTTTTACTGGCGATAAAGGCTAGTTCCCTATTTATGCCCTGGTCGGAAAAATTAACACGACCCCTGGTGAGTGGATGGTTCTCAATTATCTCATAGAGCGACCTCATGAGGCCCTGCTGTATATACATCAATTCAGCGGGCTCACATGAGATAACTCTTGGACCTCTTGAGTCCTTTGGCACAAGACATACACGTGCCTCAGGTTGGCGTAACTCGGAGTTCTCCAGTACTTCTAAGTCGTCGGCTAAATGAGTCGGCGAGAAATAGAAGTACGTGGAATAATCGAAGACAGCGTCAAGCTTCGCATAATAACGAAGTTTGTGCCACTTGTCATGATTGGGAGTATGGCACGCGGTTGCACCGCTACCATGGCAAGGCCTAATCTCCATAGGATCCTTATTCCTAAGGATCTTTGAAATCAGGCCCCGCATCTCACTGACTATGGCTCCAGTTGTGATACTCCACCCGGATTTACCGGAAAGCTCGGCGAAAGCCGGGCTTGTGAGTGGAACAACAGAGTCAAAATCAGTATCAGCAAGATCACGATCAGTTCTGACGAACTGATCGAGAAACTCACTGATCCTCTCCTCGTCATACTTAACCTCCAGCTTATAGAAAACATACGTCAGCTGACGTATGCAATCCACGGCTACAGAGTTGCCATCTATGGCTAGCCGGATAGCTTTTCCCAAAAAGATGGGGATACCGTCCTCGTCCGTTTTAAAGGATTCAGGCGATACCCACTCGTTGGTAGAATGAAAAGTATCCAGTGCTTTGCCTAAAGAAGGCAGAGCAATAGTCAGAAAAGACAACCCCTCGTTGTCGACGCGACGTTTAACGGTCAAAATATCTTCCGTTTCGACGAAGCGCCTATAGCGACGGTTGCTCGCTAGGTTCTCCCATAAAGAGAGAAGGCTTTTCAGGTCACCATTTAACATGACGATCCTCCGAAGAGCATCCCTAGATCAGGCAACTTCCCCTCAGCATAGCTGAAGAAAAGTTCATTCAGCTACACCCGCTATTAAAAAGGCCTTGAACAATATCCGTCAGCCCACTCGAGGCGTAAGCAGATCAATTACCTTTTGCGATAGAAACCGCAATAGGACTCGCACTATAGGGAGCTTATTTTTCTTGGCTCCTTTCGGTGTCCGCGTTTTGATCGGCCGTGCGTACAGGTGGATACTAGACTTCATTGTTCAAGATGGCAGTAACGTTAGCAAGCGCTCCACCCTCGATAAGGAAGTCGATTAATCGACATACCTCTTCAAGGATGATTGCGTTCGTCAACGCGGTGTTCAGAGGCCTCACGATATTCAGTTTAACTGATACCGTGCCTGGCACGCCAAAGGCGTCGACCTCAGTTCGGTCGAGCTTTACCAAATGGCGCTGTTCTCCGGCCTTTCCAGTCTCGTGAGAGACAGTCAGGAGCTTCTCGTTCGGTGGCGTAAGCCCCGCAACAGAAAAGACTGACTTGTTTGCATCGGCGTAACGTTGCACATACGAAACCGTATTAGTGTCAACGTCCGTCGGTGTATCCTTGGAAAGGGCTTGTGTAGCTGTCAATGCCATACTACGAATCCTCTCCCCCGGTTGAACCGAGGGGTGTTAGTGCTACTCATGTAGCGGTTGTTCAGGCTCTGTTACCAGAACCGCGTATCCTTGGTCACGAACGTGCAAGGACTGTGGCAAGCGATGCTCCTAAGATCGCTTGGTTTGCCGTCGGGAGCTTCCAACCAGCAGCAATAAAAGTCTGCTCGTCGGGGCGAATGGGCACTCTCGTATAAAAAGTACGAGCGGTGGCCCAATACGGCACGGTGAAATTCGGCGGCTGTGTATTACTGGCCGGAAGATTTACCATCTTCAAATCCGATGTCACCTTCACGTCTTCCTTGTATTGGACATAGGAGTCCACATGGAGAAACGGCAATTCCAGAGTGTCATACTTATGACGTTCTATCCACGAACCAATGTCAAAGAACCAATCCAAGACAAAGGTGAATGGTAAGGCGTCCCATATGATTCTGGGATTCAGCTCGAAACCCAGGGCGTCTAAATATGCCCTGAGCATCATCTTGTATCCCCGCGTAACCTGGAAGGGTTGCGGGCGATAACAAAGACCAGCTGTCTTAGAGCGTTGTATGAACCCGCTCCAAGCGCACGTATGCTGACCGCCATACGTGAGCGTACCGTTCTTTGCGGTTAACTCTTTGAAGAAAGTCTTACGAGATTTCATTACCTCGTTTGC